TCTGTCGACGCGAGGACGAGAGGCACCGGGTAGCGCCCAGAGAGTTCTCGACGGGCCTGCGAGTTGAGCTCCGATTGCGAGGGATCGAGAGACGACGTGTCTTCTGACTGTACCGACGTCACCTTCTCCCACGGCCCGTAGTAGCCTTGCGCGTTAGCCGCGTGCCCGACAGCCGGAGGCTGCCCTTCCTCCGCCGTCACGGCGCTGACGTGTGAGATGTTCCAGAAGTCGGTCCCGGCCCCGATCACTGAGAAGTCACCTGCGAAGTCGTTCTCGGTGACCGTTCGAAGCCGACCGAGGAAGCCGTCCCAGATGAGGAGCTTGCGTCCGATCGTCGTGTAGTTGACCCCGATGGAACGACCGAGATCGTAGAGGTGCTCGCCCACTGTCATATCGAACGGATCGGTGGAGGAGCGTGTCTTGGTCGTCCCCGTCCGAATGTCGAGGTAGGGGAGGACATTGGCCGGCGGGTCCACGTTCTCCCAGCGCGTCACAGTGACATTGCCATCGTTGGTCGGCATCACGTAGTCGGTCGTGAGCTCGTAGGTGATGATCTCCCGGAGGCGCTCCGTCATCACCTTCCCGCCCGTCGTATCGGGCCACGCGCGCGAGAGGGCCGTGAAGTCGAGGTACTCGATGACGTCTGCTGCGTCGACCCGAAAGAAGCTGGAGGTGCTCTCCGTATTCGTGATCGGGCCCTCCCAGACCCGGGAGCTGCCCCGGAAGATCACGAGTTCGTGCCGACGCGCCCGGATGGAGTTCAGGAGGGCGGCCTGACGCGAGCACGCCCGACCCGTGATGAGGATCGACGCCTTGGTCTTACGGTCCATCGCCCGCTCCCACGTCACCGTCGTGAGGTCGATGGGCTGGAAGACTCGGTTCGTGCCCCCGCGGTCGACGATGAAGGCCGAGTGGCGCTCCACACAGGGATCGCCGAACTGTCCCAGCCGCGTCATGCCATCATCCGATCGGTCAGCTCGAGGTAGACGTCGAGGTTGTCCTCCGTCGCGTCGACGGGTACGTCGAGCGTGAGGATGTACGAGACGCCGCACGCGAGGACCGGCCACGTCGCGGGCCCGCCTCCCGATCCGAAGAGGAGGTGGTCGGCGGCTGCGCGCGAGGCGGGAGCGTTGATGGTCGCGGGGAAGTTGACGTAGGCCCGCTCGGCGACTCCATCGATCACGAAGGTAGCCTGCGGAGGGATGTACGAGATGATCTGCTCGCTCTCGTAGGTCTGTCCGGCATCGGACCACAGATCAACCGGAGTGTCGCCCGGGTTCGGCCAGTAGCGCAGCCTGACCTGCCGCTCCTCCGTCTGCGAGGTGAAGAGCGAGAGGGTCGGCACCGCCGCGATCCACTGCCGTACGTCGAGCGCGGGAATCTTGATCACATAGCGTCGCCACACCACGTCGTCGTCGATGTCGTTGTCGTCGACCGCCGGGGGCAGCGGGGGCGCCGGGATCGGAGGGGCGTCGGGATCGACGAGCGCGGTGCCGCGCGAGGAGTCAGTACGGAGCGAGGGGCTCGCCCACTGGTCCCCCATCCACTCGTACGCTGAGGTCGTGGTGTCCGGGGTGTCGCCGTCGAAGTACGGGTACTGCACTGTGGCTGTGATCATGGCGGAGCCGGCGAAGCGGAGAGACCCCGCGGACCATCCAGTGCCGTCGACGTCAGTCACGACGACCGCGGCGTAGGCCGCCTCGTCGGGCGCGGCTCCAGAGACGGTGAGCGAGACCGGGGTCCACGCTGTGGTCTGAACCTGCTCGCCCGCGACGCGAGACAGGAGGACTCCCGACGAGGTGTACCACTCGAGCTCAGCCGTGAGTAGCGTGCCTACGTCCGTCATCGCCGTGATGCGTCCGAAGTAGTTGATCGAAGGGTAGACCACGGTCATGTCTTCAGTCGGGCTCACGGCGGTTCCCACGCGCACCCCGGCCGCAGACTGGACACTGCCGAAGACCGCCATGACCTCGAAGTCGCCAGTGCCGGCCATGCCAGGAGCGAGGGACTCGTCGATCTGCGTGACGACTCCCGTAGCGAGCCCGTCGGCCCCTTGTGAGAAGGTGCGCCAGCCCTTCGGTTGGCGGCCCAGGAGGTCCGTGATCGAGTTATTCGCTGTGCCCTCCCACACGAGGGATTGAGTCGAGGAGTAAGGACCCGGAGGAGTCAGACCGCCGACCATGAGCGGGAACCACGGAGCGCTAAGAGTGATCGCGAGATAGTCGAAGGTGACCGAGTTCGACGAACCGGTCTGCACCGACGATACGAGCGCGGTGGCGCGGTAGGTGACCTTCTGCCCGGGAGCGAGAACGAGGGCGTCGAACCAGTAGGGGTCCGTCACGGTCTGGTTGACGACTGCCGGAGCATTCGGACCCGAGACGACGCGCGTGATCGTGAACGACGTGACCGACCCGACAGAGAACGGGTTCGAGAGTACCACCCAGAAGCCGCGCCCCAGGCAGTCTCGGATCACGTTCAGGTGAGGCGCCCCTGAAGCCGAGGTGTTGACGGAGATGACGTTCGACCACGGCGAGTTCCCCTGGGAGTTTGTCGCTCGAACGCGGGCGTAGTACATCGTCGACGGCGTGAGACTGTTCGCAGCGATCGGCGAGCTAGAACCGGTGAAGTTCTGCACCCCCGTGGTGAAGGCCGCATTGGTCCCGACCTGGAGCGTGTAGCTCGAGATCGCCGAGCCGCCCTGGCTCGACGGCGGGTTGAAGTTCGCGGCGAAGCCCAGCGGAGTCACCGAGGTCAGCGAGACGAGGGTCGGAGCGCTCGGCGCGCGCGGGATCGTCGGAGCGGTGACGTTGCCGGAGACTGAGAGGTCTCCGATGTTGCCCCGCGGGTCGTGGAAGGCGCCGGACGTGGTGAAGGTCAGTGTGCCGTTGGAGGCGTGCCCGACGTTGAAGCTCTGGTTGATGAGGAGCTGCGAGCCGGTGGGGCGCAGGTCGTACGAGCCGCCGCCGTTCGCTCCCTGCCCCGCGCAGTTGACCGACCAGGAGTTGTCGGTGTACCCCGACCAGCGACCGGTACCGGAGACACGTTCGAGGTAGAGCTGTACAGAGATCGTGGAGTAGTTGCCCGCGATGTTCTGGCTCGCGACGTTGACCACGAGGTGCAGGCGCGCACCGTTCGAGGTGCCGGAGTAGAAATCAGCCATCACGCGCTCCCGAGCTCGGAGATCGTGGCGTAGTCAGCGTAGAGGCGCAGGTCTCCATTGTTCGCATCCGAGTTCCCCGACTTCCAGAACATCCAGCACGAGACCTCGATACGCGCCTTCGTTGCGGTCGCCGGAACCTCCACCTTCGCCGAGGTGTAGACGTCATTGCCGCGGGCGTCTGCGGGCATCGCAACGGTGCTGCCGACTACCGCGTCCGAGCTGTTGTAGAAGACCAGGAACGCCCCCGGGTCCTCCACCAACACGTCGTCGCCGCCGGCCAGCTTCAGCGACTTCGCCCAGATGCTCGCCTGCAAGTAACGATCCGCCGGCACGCTGGTCAAATCCGCGAACGGAGAGTAGATGATCGCCGCGGCTACACCGCTGGCTGAGGTAGAGCCGTTGCCGGCCATGCGCGCTCTGTAGACCCACGTCCCGCCGTCGTCGACGCGCCCCGAGGTGAAGTAGCTCGCCACCGAGCCAGTCCCGTCTACGTAGGCGGCGCTCCAGCCAGTGCTGCTGCTCTCCAGCGAAGGGTTGGTGATAAGGTTCTTGGCGAGGATCGGACGCGTGTAGCCAGGGCCGTCTTCCTCGAGCTCGGCAGAGGGGTAAGGCACCCAGTTGATCGGTGCGTCCTGGATGAGAGCGAAGTCCATCGCGAGCTCGATGCCGATCTCGCGGTTGGGGCCGTACACGTAGGGGCGCTCGCTCGTCCACGTCCACTCCATCTCCGCGACGTAGATGCCCCGGCTGGTGTAAGTAGCGGTCTCGAAGGGGCCCGACGTCACGCCGGCGTACTTGAGGAACCTCGAGTAGTCGACGACCTCTTCCGGAGTCGTGGGCGGTTGCGAGAAGAACAGGACGTCGGCTCGATCGCAGTCGACGCTCTGCCCGCACCCAGCCGTGTCCATGATCGTCTGGAGCCAGGCCTGCCCGTACTCGAGAGCGTCGCGGCCCCGTGCGATCAGCGAGACGCGCACCACGACTGATCTCGACCCACGCCGTGGCGCGCCGAGCACAGCTCCGTCTCCCGAGTTCTGGGTCAGCGGAGTGGAGCGAACCGAGTCCGGAGTACCGCGGAACGACAGACCGTAGATGCCGCAGAAACGGCTCGAGACGTCCGGGAGCGCGTCGTCGTACCAGGGCGCCGTAGTAGGGTCAGCGAAGTCTTCGTTGAGCGCGGTATCGAGCCCAGTCGGAGCCGGTCGAAGGTACCAGCCTGCCCGGGCGGCGCTCGAGCGCGCCCAGGCACGACGGGAGTTGACGACCTCGATGCCGCCGAAGGACGCGAAGCCCTCGTACATCAGCCCCTCCCTACCTTCTCGGCCAGACGGTTCATCGCCTCTTCCGCTACCTGCTTGGGGTCGTCGCCACCGGGTACCTGTACGGCACCCTCCTCGACCGTGATGTTGGTCGTGGGCTGGCCCGAGCCTTCGACCGTGTACCCGTAGTCACGGCCGATCGTACTGGACGAGCCGAGTACGGAGGTACCCGCGAGACCTGAGAGCTCGCTCTTGGCCTTGTCGATGGAGTTTCCCAGTAGTGAGCCGAAGGCTGCCGCCACCCCGGCCGTGGAGTCGGCGAGCCCGACCGAGATACCCGCACCCATCATCTTGCCGATCTCATCTCGCATGACGGTAGACGGGGAGTGGATACCCAGGGCGTCCTTGATGGCCTCGACCGCTCGGAGGGCGAGGTTGCGCGCCGCGTTAGCGAGTGAGAGGCCCATCTGGCCGATTCCGGAGATCAGGCCGAGGATCAGTTGGCGCCCAGCGTCGAGGAACTGCGGAGTGGCCTTGATCAAAGCGTCGATGAGCTTTGGCGTGGCCTTCTGGAGGGCGTCGATGATCTGCGGAGTGGCCTCGATCACAGCGTCGACCAGCATCAGGAAGAGGTCGATACCGGCGTCGAGCATCTGCGGCAGGAAGTCGACCAGGGCGTCGATGAAGTCGGGGAGCGCCTCGGAGAGCGCGGTGATGATCTGAGGCCACGAATCGGTCATCGCCGTGACCATCGAGAGGAAGAACTCCTTGGCCGACTCGAGGAACGCCGGGGCGTTGTCGACGAGGGCCTGCATGATGACCGGCAGTATCTCGAGCCAGCCCTGCACGATCGTCGGTCCGACAGTGATGAGCGCGTCGGAGACCGCCAGGAAGAACTGGAGGCCCGCGTCGAGCATGGCGGGGATCGATTCGGTGAGGCTCGCGATGACCTGCGGCCACAGCTCCTTGGCCCGCTCCACGAGCAGCGGGAGAGCGTCGACGAAGCCCTGGATAAGCCCGGTGAGCAGGTTGAAAATCTGCTCGACCAGTATCGGGAGGAGCTGGATGACAGCGGCCCCGAGCGCCTGGAGAACCAGGAGGAGGTTCTCGATGAGCGAGGGAAGCAGGTTGCTTACCGCGGTCAGGAGCCCGTCGATGATCGTCGGGAGTTGAAGGATGAGCGCCGAGAGTACCTCTTGCACCGCATCCAACAGGATCGGACCGACCTCGGAGATCGCGTCGACGAGCCCTTCCATGATCGTCGGAGCCTGATCGATCACCGATACCAGCGTGTCCTTGAGCACCCCGATCAGCGTGGGCGCCACGGACTGCACGGCCTTGAACCCAGAGACGAGGAAGCCGGCGATCACCGAACCGAGGTCGCCGGTATCGGTGGCGAACTGCTCGAAGTTCGCCGTGAAGACGTGGAGCGCGTCCGTTGCGGCTCCCGCCAGGAGGTCCACGAGCGGGGAGAGCGCGTCGAACAGGTTCGTCAGTACGGGAGCGAGGGCCGCGAGCGCACTGCCGAGCACGGGACCGAAGGCAGCCCCGACGTCTCCGATGAACGACAGGATCGACGCGAACCCGTCTGCGACCTCGGGGAGATAGGGGACGAGGGCCTGGACCCCTTCGAGGAGGCCGTCGATGAAGTCGCGCAGCCCCTCGCCTACCTCGGGCTGATTGAGCGCGTCGACGATCCCCGTCAGCAGTGTGCCGAAAGTGGCCCCGGCACCCGTGACGAAGTAGGCGATCGCGCCTCGCAGGTCGTAGAAGAGGTCGCCGAGCGCCCCAAGGACCGGCAGGAGCTCCCCGATCGCGTCCTCCGAGGCGCGGAGGAAGGTAGCCAGCCCGATCTGGAACTCCGGGGTGGACATGGTGTCCGCGACTGCTCGGAGGGCCTCGACTAGCGAGCGGAGGCCACCGCCACCGGCGCGCTCGGCGGCGTCGTCGATCGCGATCAGGATGCGCGTGGCCTCGTAGAGCGCCGAACCGATCAGCTTGACTGTCTCGAGCGCGTTGTCGAGCATCGCGTCGAGCTCACCGGAGTTCGCGGCCGACGTCAGCCAGTTGTCGAACCGAGTCGAGATGTCGACGATCCACTGCGACAAGCGGGGGAGGTAGCGCTCACCGATGGAGCCGAGCTCGTAGAGGATCGAGACGTAGTGGTCGGTACCCGTGGCGAGCGTGTTGATCGAATCCGCGAGACCGGCGAACAGCGGGGCGAGCCCGCGCTGCTTCTCGGCTTCGGCGAACGAGTTGGCGAAAGCCGCAGCGAGCCCGCCGTACGCCGTCGAGACCTTGCCGAGCTCGTCTCGGAGGCTGGGCATGACCTGTTGGACGAGGTCAATGATGGGCTGACGAGCCCGGTCCCAGAAGTTGTCGGAGATCAGGTCACCGAGCGCCGTGAAGTCGTCCTTCAGGACTGCGAGCTCGTCACCCGCGTCGGAGAGCGCCGGTATGAGGGCGCCGATCGACCAGCCGAGTTGGGCGATGAGCCCGGGAGCCGCGAGGATCAGCGGCCAGATCGAGGCGAGGTCGGCGGCTACCGTGACGAGCCCGCCGCCGGCGGCCGCAATCGCGCCTACGAGCGTGGTGATGCCGGTGCTGAGAGCCGTGATGAGCGGCAGCGAGGTGTCGAGGTTCTTGAGGAACGACGTCACCCTGTCCGTCCACCGCCAAGCGAGGCGGAGACCGGAGAGGGCGCCGAGCGCGGCAGTGACCTGGGCGAGGGCCCTCTGGTTCAGCCGCGGGATGATCTGGACGAAGCGCGGGCGCGTGACGTAGGCGAGCTTGGCAGAGGCGGGCGCCGTGAGCGTGTCGACCGGGATGTTGATCGTCTCGGACGAGGCGTCGTCGACGAAATCACGCACCCGCTCGCGCGCGTGGAGGTCATCCACGTCGACGTCGATGTGGAGCGAGTCGCGGAGATCACGGGAGATGTCATCGAGCGCTTCGGAGAGAGTCGCGCGAAGGTTCCGTCGTACCGCGTCCGCGAGGCGCTCGGAGAAGTCGTTCCCGAGGTCGTCCGCGATCTTGCGGAGCTGCCGGCGGATGTCGGCTTCGACGCCCGACGCGTCGCCGTGGACGTCGACGTAGAGGTCGCCGATCTTGTCAGCCACTCCCCGCCTCCCTCCACGCGCACCGCTGTGGACTCGGGCGGAGATGTCGACGGCCGGTCGGGACTTATGCTACTGTGCCGACCCCTCGAACGGGATCATTTCGGGCGAGACTGGGACGGTCTGACGGTTCCGGTGGCCTGCGCCTTGAACGCGGCGAAGGCCGCCGCCTCGTTCTGAGGCGCCCACGGCGAGCGGGGATCGGTTACGACTTCTCCGGGAGGGGGGCGCCAGAGGCGCGCGCGCAGCTTCGCGAGCTCGTTCTCGTCGAGGTTGCGCGTGAGCATGTAGTAGACGAACGCGAGGAAGCGGGGCAACGGGAGCTCACCGAGCTCAGGCAGGTTGTGTGCCGCGGCGTAGCCATCCAGCTCCCACCAGTGATCGAGCGCTGTCGCCGTGAGGCGCGCGATCACGAAGTAGGGGTGTCGTCTCCGGAGGCGCGCGAGAGGAGGTGCTTGATGAGCTCCATGACGTCATCGAGTTCGAGGTCGTCCTCGGGGTCCTTGAGACGGTCCAGGACCGTCGGGGCGACCTTGCGGCCGAAGAGCAGAGCGAGGAGGCTCTCGAGCGCCTCCACGAGCTTCTCCGGCTCGTCGCCCGCGGCCGTGAGCTGGCGCTGGAGGTCCATCGCCACGAGCGCCTTGGGAGGGAACACCCGGTAGTCGACCCCGACCAGTTCGACGTTGTGCGAGGTGCGGGGCTTGCCGGGGATCACGATCTTGTCTGCCATGCGGACAGAGTAGCGGGTAATGCCTCACGGTGCCACGAGGGCTCCGCTCAGTACGGCGTCGTGAAGTCCCGCAGCACCTCCGCGCGAACGGCTCGCGTCATGAAGTGGCCCGGGGATACGCCGCGCACGCGCCGCGCGAACACGAAGACGTTGGAACCCTTGGGCTTGAAGCGCAAGGCGCGTCCGCGAGTGGGGTAGATGAACCCGACTCCCGGCGCCTCCTTCGGGGTGCCGAGCTCCTGGAAGGGGTAGTGCGGGGCAGTGTTCACGACGCGATAGCGGGGCCTGAGCGGATTGGTCGTGATGTCGATGACGCGGAAGGAGCGGATCATCTCGTGGGTGTCGATGCGCCCCTGCCCGAGGACCGAGGCCCGGGCGCGCCGTGCGAGTGCGTTGGCGCCGCGCCGTACAGCGCGGTTCGTCATCTCGGCGACCGCGGCGTTGAGCCGGATCGAGTTGAGCTTCACGGTTCCCACGGGCCCAGGGTACTGCGGGCTGGGTTATCCACCGGTGGAGAACTCGGTGTGGACAGTTTTCGGGGTCGGTTTTCGGGGTTTCCGGGATCGGCCCTGATCGCCGTATTTTGAACATCCAGCACCTCGAGTCGAGAGGGTTTTTGGGATTTCGGGAGTTATAGGGGGTCTCTCTAGAGAGAACCCCTATAACCGGGAAACCCAAAAACCCGAGTCGGTGCCGCTCGCATAACGTTGATTCATGAAGACGTGCTCGCGATGTGGCGCCACTAAGCCTTTAGAGGAGTTCGGCAGGCGAGAGCCCTTCGAGCAATATCTCCACGGTCGGTAGGGCCAGAACGTACCCGCGCGCGGCGCGAGGCTTCGATCTCCCGGGCGATCGGAGCCTCGGCGTCCCCGCGTCCCTCCTCGAGAAGAAAACGCCGGAGATCGAAGATTTCGAGCTCGATGGAGCCCCTACGCGGCGCCCTCGATCTCGTACTCATCGCACGGGGTGGCGTCGACCTTGAAGGTGAAGGTCCAGGCGTTGCCGAAACAGCCGCCCTGGGGTCCCTGAGGGAGCCAGGACGTCACGTCATCGGCGAAGGGGAGACGCGTGATCGTGCGAAGGATCGAGTACATGTCTCCGAGCCCCCGACGGCCGTCGACAGTGAGCGCGTCGGCGGACGGGGCCTGGCCGGCATTGTTGATCGTCGCCGCGCATCGCAAGAGCACCACCTCGAGGGTGACCGTCCAGTAGTCGATCGAGCAGGGCGTGAGCGTGGTAGTACGAGTTGCGGTCGAGCGATGGGCGGCCATCGCGGACACGCGCGCGGTGAGCTGGCCCTGGCAGCAGTCGTTGTCCCAGACGACCGACTCGCCCGGCACCAGGTAGACCACGCGCGCGGGAAG